TCACGCCGTCTTTGTAGGCAATGGTCGTCATTGGGCTGCCTCTTTGCGCTTAGTCCGGCCATTCAGCGAGACGACAGATAAGCCAATCGCACACGCCATCAGCGCGCCATCAATGACCCATTGCGCGATGTAGTCATGGGACTGCAGCAGGTCTTGCAGAAGGATCGTCTCGACGGCGAGCGTTACCGACCAGGCGCAGGAGATGGCGAGAACGCATTTGATCCATGGGCTGGTAGTGCAGGCCAGCGCGATGACGTCAATCAGCGCGAAGGATGCGTACCAGACACAGGAGAATCCTGATTCAAACTCACTGACCCAGCTAGGGATCAGCTTGCCGAGCAGGGCGAAGCCAATGAAGTGAATCAGGATTGCGTTCATTTACTTCTTAACCTTCTTGGCAGGAGCCTTGCCCTTTGGCGGCGTTACCGGCGCTTCATTCTTGGCATAAAGCCCCATGCCGCCTTGAGTGGTTTTGTTCAGCTTTGGTTGCGGTCGCATTTTGTTTCCTCTTGGTTATTTGTCCGGCTTCGATACTGTACCGGGCTGAGTTGCGAAATCGGTGACAATCGCGTTCTGCTTTTGGCTCTCCTTGGTCATGCCGAACCAGAAGCCTAGGGTCTGCTTAAGCTCGCCAAACCATAGAGCGATCAGCATTGAGACAGTACTTAGTGCAACCGGGTCAGTCAAAGCCTCTCGCGCCACTCCGGAGAATATGCAGACAAGAATCGCAAACGCCCCCAGAAGTAGGATGAAGGTGATTGCGGGGCGCACCAAATCATTCTGCTGCTTAGCCGCAAGTCCTCTGGCGCTATCCCGGTCTGCTGCCTCGGCGGAATATTGCGCGCCTTCAGCCTGAATCCTTGTTGTCTCCAGCGTTACTGCTAACTGCTGAAGCTGAATTTTAGCATTTACTTGAAGCTCTTGGATCTTTGCGAATGCATCCGGATTCCCAGCCAGTGCCGCCTTGACCTCTTCCGGATCGTCCATGACGCCAAGAGCTGCGGCGACCAATGATCCGACTGCGGCGCCTGCTGGCCCGCCGAGAAGAGTTCCGACCAGAGGCGCAGCTTTGCCGACCATGCTGCCGATATCTGACCATTTCACGATAGCGCCCTCTTCACGCCTTCAGCCAGGATCTCGTCTGGATATTCGAAGCCGGCGTTTTCGTGATGGATGATTGCCTTTACGAAGCCTCCCATTACGCCATAGGAGCGTAGATCGATCGTATCCCCTGGCTTGGTCCTGGTCAGGCGCTCTACAGCCTTCACGTATGCCGCTGTATCGTTCTCAACAGATGGAGCCCAGCGGTTGATGATGGCGGCGACCGTTCGGAGCTTGTGTTTGTCCTGATAGGTCAGCAGCAGCTTGCCGAGCGCGCGGATTCCGTTCTCCGGTGCGTCGAATCTGGCGAAGCGCGGTTTAGGCACGCCTTCTTCGAGACCTAGCTGGCCCTGCCACTTGTTCGCCTTGTTGAAGTCGATGTTGCCGGGATTATTGTTCCGGACTCCGCGAGTTTGTTTGTCAGCCATGCCTGATCTCCAATATTTTGGCGAGATTGCCGCGAGCAACAAAAACCAGTATGAGGACTGACGCGTAGATCCCAGCGTCGAAGAACTGCGCGGCGGTGACGTTGCCCATGGCGATAAAGATCGCGACGGCCCCGCTGCACAGCATGAGAAGGTAGGCCGCCACAGTGACCCAGATTCGATATCTTGAGTCACGCGGCCATCCGTAACAGAACAGCCGGATGCATATCGCTGCGGATACTCCGGCCTTTGCGAGCATCAGGATTTCATTCATCCTTTGGCCCCTCGGGTTTAAGACCTAGCTGCTTTCTGACCCATGCCTTGCCGTCCTCGTTGAAAACGGCCAGCAGCAGCTTGAATACAGCCACACAGAAAAAGGCGGCTACGAAAGACGGCAGCGGGGCTGTGTCGAAGTCCATGATCTTACGCTTAACGACTTCGATCCCCAGGTAATATCCGAACACCCATGCCCCGACCATCAGCCCTGTTCGCACCGCGAGGCTGGTGCCGGCTGAAAAGAAGGCAAACATGAGCGCTCCAGCGAATGCAGCCACCACGGCGTTGTTGTCCACGCCGGCCGCAATCGCAACCCCTCCCACGCCGGCAATCGCCAGCGGTATAGCAACGCTTGTAGGCTCGGCCATTTGTTTGATCCGTAGCAGTGTTTCATTGGCAGCTCCCCATGTGCTCCATGGGATGTATGCCAAATCTTAACCGATTTTAGCTGGCCCACTGCTATCTCATCTCATAATGGATCCATGTCGTGATTTGCAAATTCACCATGGAATATATCCCTGGCAATTCTTGCGGCTTCAGCGGCCTCATCAATGCTTCTGAATCGCTTGCTAAAAACTGTCACCCAGTTTTTGCTCACATGGGCGACATACCTACCATAATTCCAATGAACTCCTTTTGGGAGTTCCTTCCCCTTCTTGCCGGGAGAATTGCATCTGTTTTCGCTCATCGTGGCGAGCCTTAAGTTGCTAATTCTGTTATCAGATGGAATCCTATTGATGTGATCTATATGGTATTTCGGCCATGTACCATAGACATATAGCCATGCAAGTCTATGAGCACCATAGGTTTTACCATCAATACTTAGCTGAATATGCCCGCGCCTGGCTGGCGCCCCCATAATATTTCCAGCCACAAATCTTTGGCCCGACCCACGGGAAACTAGACCGATAAAGATTCCTGTTTCTGGGTCGTATGTGCATATTTCTTTAAGCCGATCTTGAGTAATCAATGTGACGCTCTCCTGTCTAGAGGCTGTCGAAGGATATGCGGAAGGCAGTGACAAACTGCTTTTCGGATGGCCGTCCTATCCGCAATTGGAATTTAACACAAAAAAAAGCCCGAGGCTTTTAGGCTCGGGCTCGACCGGGAGCTCCCAGTCCTTGGCGTTGGTGTAATTGCCCCATCGCTGGGGCTGCAAGCTGTAACTCCGAGGGGAAACCGTGAAACCTCGAAAGCCGCGACCAACGGCTGCTTGCGAGATCGATGTTACTGGTCGGCCAGCCTCAAAGCAATAAGCTGCTTGATCGTTTCGATGGCGTGGCCTTTCTTGACCATCTCGGGTGAGCAGCGGTAGACCGAGTATCCGAGGCGCATGGCGGCGTCATATTTTGCTAGGTCGGCGTTAAATCCAACGCCTGTCGTATGGCGACCGCCAGTCCATGCCCCACCCTCAACCTCAACGAGCAGCATGTGCCCAATAATGTGGAAGTCTGCACGCCAGTCTTTCAGGCCAGCCTCCTTGAGCCGCCCACGAAGCCCCTTACCAGCGCCACCTGATGCGATGGCGCCAAACCGATACTCGGCCTCATGGTCTATCGCCTCATCCTTGAGGTGATGACCTAGGAGCTCTGCGCTCAAGCCTTTGGACCCTTGCTTATGGCGGAATCAATGCGTCGGTCTATTTCTCGTGTCAGTTGATGGGATAGGCATTCCCAGTCTGCGGTGTCTGCTCTGTCGCGCAGCCACCGATACCGCTCTGCATCCTTGCGCAGCTCTTCGTTCTCGGCCTTGAGCCGATCGCGCTCCTCTCTCAATTCGATTACTTCGGCCATCAGTCCACTTTCGTGTCGCGTTGTCATTCGGTTTCCCCTTCTGGTCAGTTATTCGGCGCTGAATTGCAAATCGAGTAGGCGCGAAGTTTAGGGCACTGCAGGCCGCCGTGGTCAGTGAACGCGCCGCAAATAATGCAGCCGGTGTAGCCAATTGTCGGCCCATCCTGCGCTGGCTTGAAAGGATGTCGCAACGCCAGCTGTTTGCGCAAATCTTCCACCTCTGCATCACGGCTCGCAACGCCATCCCTGAAGCCTTCGGCCGCTGCGGTGGTCATGTCGATGGCGGTGTATGCCCGCTCACGGGAAGCCTGCCAGCAAGCCCAAAGCCCTTGGACTTCTCCGTCAAAGAATTCGCCATCGCCGCCGATAAAGTCTGTAAATCGCGTGTCATATCCAACATTCAACGACTCAATCCATGCAATAAAATCGTCTCTCATTTTCTCGCTCATTGGTCTTCCCCTCGTAGTTATCTTGATTTACACCAGAAGCCTGAATGGATCGCTGAATTTTTACCATGCTCCCCTATCAAACTCGTCAGCAACTGCCCGAGAACAGTCCGCGCCTGATCCGTGGTTATCTGCTGGTTAGAGCGCCAGGCTCTGATGTCTTTCTCCCCGCTCGGGAGCGTTAGCCAGATCTCACCGAAGAAAACTACCGGCTTCTTCGGCAGTCTACCAACCGTTCGCGGCTGCGTGGATGGCATGTTGTTATTCCATTCGATGAAGGCGCTCATAGTGCTCCCCCATGGGCAAGCCAGCAGAATTGTACGAAGGCGATGCCGGACATTAGCCCTAGCGCAGTGCAAACGATTAATTGATTTATATGGCTCATTTCTTCGCCTCCTGCCGATAGATCAGCCAGAACGCATAGGGCCATACTGCGGCGAGCCCGACGATCAGCAGCCATTCCATAGGCTTCGCTCGACGATCTGGAATTGCTAGTTCGGTGTAGATCATTGAACCAAGAAACATAGCGCCGATGAACTGGTAGAGCCAGATTAGGAAGGTCATAGCTGCTCTCCGGTGATTTCCTCACAAATTCCGATCAGCTCGGCCGTGCAGCCATAAGCGGAATTGTTGGCGATGATCGATGATGGCAAGCGCGTAACCAGGTCAGCACACGCCGCCCAGTAATCGAAGCGGGCATTGGTTAATAGATCCTTGGCAATCAGTACGGCGGTCGGATGTTCGATATCAGCAGCAACGTATTTGGCCTGCGCTGCTTCAAGATCAAGGCGTAGTTCGTGGATTGTGGTCATATGGTCACCTCAGAATGGAAAACAGGTGTGCTTGAAGGCGCATCGCGGATCACCGCAGTCGGCGCATGGTTCGTCAGATGACGGCACAAACGTTTCGGGCTCATGTGTCATTGACATCCAATCTGGCTTTTCGAAAGATACTTCTGTCAGCTCCCAATACGGACGGAAAAGAACATTTCCGAATTCATCACTTTCGCCTTGGTCATAGCAGGCGCAGTAAACGTATTCTCCGGGGCCGCTGCTGAATTCATGCTCGCCTTTTAGCTCCTCCTCGATCTCAGCTAGAGCATCGATGGTTGCCTCACCATTCACTGCGCAGATGAAAGCATCATCGTCATCTCCACCATTCCAAACCTTTACCAACAAATCCTTTCTAGCTCTGAAGTGGCTCATTTCAGCATCACTCCCACGCCGATACCGACCAGCAGAAGAACAAACAGGATCCGCGCTGCGATCTTGCAGACGGTGCGGATAAATGGCTCACTTTCTTTGAATGAGTGAGCCGCGTCACCAAAGTCGGCTTGGCAATAGATGCAAATAGAATCTGCATTCCTCACAAGGTGATACCCCCTGCTTCCACAGATGGCCTGCTCATATTCAGGAGTAAGCGTGTAATCGATCTTCACGGTTTCCATGGTCTTGCCCCTTATTCGACTGTGCAGCGCGGCCAGATCAGCCGTGCGCCAGTCAGTGCTTGGTCGTGGGTTATTTCGCCGTCTAGGACAATTATCGGGAATGGCGCGAACCCGGCGACGTGAACGGTCCAGTTGCGCTTTTTCATGGGAATGCAGACCCGTTTGAACCGCAGACTTGACCAGATCTGAAGCCCTCAACCTGAGTAAGAGCCGCCTTCCGATTTCTTTCCATCTGCGCGGTATCGACAATCACTCCGCAACGAAGAGCATCATTCGCCCCATCGTTCCAGTGCAGCCGCTCTATGGTGTTGGTCGGAAACGGGTTGGAGCACTTGCCAGCATCATTGAGACCCATCGTGTAGGCGTCCATGCGCTCGCTGGAGGCGCTTCCTGCTTCCGCCTTAGCATCCGCCGCACTAACGCCTTCGCGCGCCTCCTCAAGCTCTCTACGCAAGCCGCGGATAACCTCGGCAGCGGTAGAGCTGGCCATCTGAAGCGCCTGGAGCTGGTTGCGCATCGTGTCGCGCTCTTCGGCAACGGCTGCCCGGTCCTTGCGGAGTTCTTCTAGGTGATCCTCAAGCAATCCCTCAAACTCTTCGACACCGCGCATCATGTCCTTGACGGAATAGTTAATTGAAATCCTGCCTTTCGCGTTAGCTATGGATTCCCACATCTCGCGCTTCGTCTGTTCGATTGCATTGGTCATGGTTTCATCCCGCCTTTGGCTTCGATGGTTACTTCAATACCGAACTGCGTTTTCATGGTGTCAACCACTACCCGGCCCATCAACCCCACGACCCTAACTGCATCATCGACGGTCTTCATCTCTGAAAATCTCAAGAGATCCTTAAGATTATTAACTGCGGCTTCATAAATCTGGTCATCTGTTTTCATGGTTTTTGTTCCTCGATCCTGCGTTATCGCACTTTTGAAAATGATGTGATTATCTCGCCATGGCGGCCATTCAGAATTCGATCATGGTTTATCAGGCCGATCATCCTCCAGCGAATAGAAGCCCTCCGGGAAATCTTGGATTTCGAAAACCTGTTTCGCTCTGCGGAGGTGTACCAAAGGTCAAGGATCTGAAGCGCCGCATATATCCATGTCGCATTCATTTCAAAATCTCCGCCGCAAGCTGCTGTATCCGGCTCCATGTGTCAGATGACGGCCGTTTGTCGTAATCGCGCAGCAATGTGGCAAGGCGGATACCCTGCGGCTTGTGCAAGTCGATTGGCGTCACTTTCTTGTGATCAATCACGGTTGGTAGTTCTAGTTGGCCTGGTAGATTTGCGGCTGTCATACTGTGATCTCCTTTTTGTTGAATCGCTTGCCTAGCTGGGCCAAGAACTCTTTGATCGCCAACTCTTGCACGCTCGGCGCAGGCAGTGATGCCATCAGCTTTGACGCTGTGACATCGCGATCCTTTCTGGCCATCTCTTCATAAAACTTTCTGCCAAATCTTTTCGGAACCAATTCAGCCATGACTTCCGAGACGCAGGCTACCTCCCCCTCATCTCCAGGCGTTCCAGCCTGCATAATCTTTAGCCACGAAATCTCACCCATGCCGCGGCGATAGATCTGGTCAAAGTCATGAATAGGCATCGCAATCCACTTCTCCCCCAGCTTGAAACTTGCAAAGCAGCTACAGAAACCGCCTCGGTCTGCATTTGGCTTGCCGTGAATAATCACCAGAGGCTTCCCGGTGGTTTCAATCACTGAAGCTGCCTTTTCCTTCTCAATATCCGTTGGTTCTATGCCTTTGATCTCAACATATGCACCGATGTTTGGCATGTAGAAATCCGGCAGATACCAGCCATGAGGCGTGTCGAACAGCCCTGGCTCGTGCAAATACTGGATATCTGCGGCGTCGAATACTTTGGCCCACAACAATTCTGTGTGGGACCGCATCATCCATCCGCGGTGCGTGTAACACTTGCTTTGATTCTTCACCAGCCTTCCTCCCCAGCAGAAGCAGCGCTCATCTCTGCGTAAGATAGCTGGGCAAATCGGCTGTACTTCCCGAGGAACGCTGTTCGGATAACACCGGTTTCGCCGTCGCGGTTCTTGCGCACCAAGATCTCAGCGATCCCTTTTTGCTCAGTGTTCGGGTGATATACCTCATCGCGGTAAACAAACATCACAATGTCTGCATCCTGCTCGATGGCTCCAGATTCGCGAAGGTCGCTGAGGACTGGGCGCTTGTCTGGTCGCTGCTCACAGCCGCGGTTAAGCTGAGACAGCACGATCACCGGGCATTCAAGCTCACGCGCCATCAGCTTCACCTGGCGAGACATAGCGCTAACATCCTCGGTGCGGCCGTTACCTTCACCTTCGATGAGTTGAAGGTAATCGATCACGACCAACCCCATGCCGCCCATGCGGTGCTTCATCCGACGAGCGATGGAGCGCACCCGCGGGATGGTCATGGACGGGGTATCGCAGACAACTAGGTTGGCGTCCATCAACTTAGCGGCGGCGGCGGTAAGCTTTGCAGAATGCTCCGAGGCAACGCTGCCATCCTTGATCGATCCCAGCGGGATCTTCCCTACCGCGGCAAGCAGACGATCCAAAAGCTGAGCCTTGCTCATCTCAAGCGAAACCATAAGCACCGGCTTGTGAAGCGCCAGAACCACATGCTCGGCAACGTTCATCGCAATAGTCGTCTTCCCCATTGCCGGCCGGCCGGCAATTACCACCATTTGGCCAGGCTTTAGGCCTTGAAGGTTTTGGTCTAGATCGGCAATGCCGGTGGTGAGTCCGTCAATCTCGCCATTCCGATCACAGCGGGCCTGAAGAACCTCCACGTGTTCCCGCAAGATATCCCCGATCATTTGGCATTCGTTGTCCGACGCGTTGCCATCCAGTGCCAGGATGATCGATTGCGCCTGTGCAATCTTATCCTCAATCGGCAACTGCTCATGAGCGATACCGGCGATCTCTGAGCTTGCAGAGAACAGGGATCTGGCCATTGAGCGATCACGAACAATCTTTGCATAGGCCTTCGCGTTCGCAGCGCTCGGCGTGTTCATCTGGATCTCGGCGGCATAGGACATGGTGTCCACGTCGCCGACCAGCGCTGGCTTACGCTCCTGAAGAGTTACGACATCGATCGGTTGGCGCTCATCATGCATGGCGATGATCAGTCGGAATAACTCTTCGTTCTCAGGCCAGTAGAAGTCACCGCCAGATACCCCTTCGCTGATAACGTCGATCAGG